CTGGGAGATCTGGGACCGGCCGAACCGGCGGATCATCTGGATGGTGCGCGACATGGGCGGCATCGTCTTCCGCGTCGACGGCGACACCTACAATCTCACCGGTTTTTACCCGATCCCCAAGCCGATGTTGGCGGTGACAACGTCTGACACCCAGATCCCCCGGGCGTTTTATGATTTGTACGAGGATCTCGCCGACGACCTCGACGAAACCAGCAAGCGCATCTCGCGGCTGATGAAGCAGATCAAGGTGCGCGGCGCCTACAATGCCGCCAATTCCGAGATCAAGGACATATTGACCGCCGATGACCACAAGATGATCGCCGTCGCCGGCATCGACCTCGCTACCGGCGGGCTGCAGTCGCACATCTGGATGATGCCGATTTTGGAATTCATGAATGCCCTCGACAAGCTGATCGCCGCCCGCGAGGTGCTGAAGAACGTCATCTACGAGGTGATGGGCATCAGCGACATCATGCGCGGCGCTACGAAGGCCAGTGAGACCGCCACCGCCCAGCGGATCAAGGGGGCGATGGGCATGGTGCGGCTCAGCGATCAGAAGGGCCAGGCCGCCAACTTCGTCACCGATTTGCTCAGAATGAAGGCCGAACTGATTGCCGAGAATTTCGACCAGCAGACCTTGACGCTGATGACCGGCGAGGACGTCACCGACGAGGTGATGAATATCCTGCGCTCGGATTTCCTCCGCACCTGCATGATCGACATCGAGGACGATTCGACGGTTTCGGCCGACGAGCAGGAAGAGCAGCAGTCGATGTCGATGGTGCTCGGCTCGCTCGGCCAGATCATCCAGGGGACGATCCCGCTGATGCAGATCTTCCCCGATCCGATCGACGTCGGCCGGCTCAGCATTGCGATGATGAAGATGGCGCTGCACCCGATCCGCTATTCGCGCGGCGTCATCGAGCTGCTTGACGATTTCGAAGACCAACTGGAGGTCAAGGCGCAGCAGGCGGCCTTGCAGCAGGCGATGCAGCCGCCGCCGATGCCTCCAGGCCTTCCACCGCCGGGGATGGCTTCGCAGCCCGCGCCACCGGCTGGCGGAGGACCGGGCGGTGACCTGCCGAGGCCGGCTGCCGCCCACCCGCCGATGCATCCCGGCGGCCCGCTGATCCACGGCGGTGGCGTGCCCGCCGCCCCGCCGGGTCCGGTGCCCGGTCCGGGCGCACCACCGCCAGGAGGCGGCCCACAACTGCAATAGGAGATGACCATGGCCAAGTCCCACGACCGCGACAATGACCCCGCCGACGAGACGGCTCCGAAGCCGATCCTGCCCGACGACCTGAAGCCTGCCGATGGCGGCAAGACCGGCCCGGTCGGCAAGGCGGTCCAGCCGACCCGCGCCACCACCATCGAGGAGGAGGGCATCGGTGATCGCGATCCCTACCCCGAGGGCAACCCGCCGACGTCGCAGACGACCGAAAACTCGCCGATGGCGCCGACCCACCAGAACGTCAACACCCTGCACCCGGACGCCGCCCCATGACCCAGACCATGCCCTTGCCGATCACCGCGGCGATGCTGGCGCTCGCCAACCCGAATGCCGGTAGGCCGCGCTACAACACCCCGGCCGACTGGGCTGGCGGCGTTTCCGGTGACGATGTTGCAGTGTCGACCGCCAATGTCGCCATCGGCCGCGCCTGCGACAGCGGCAGCAATCCCGACTATGCGCCGCGCACCCAGGTGCAGAAGGCTGGCCTTGCCAACCTGACGCCCGGCACGGTGATGGCGACGATTGTCACCCGCAAGCGCGGCTGGATCGCCGTCCGCCAGCCGTACAGCGCCCGACCGGTGTCGCCGGCTGGCGACCCGACGATCACTTCGCTCAACCCGAATACCGGCGTGCATGGCGGCGTCAACGTCATGGTGGCGATCACCGGCACCAACTTCACCCCATACTCCGACGTCTATGTCGGCGGTTCGGCGGCGCCGTTCCTCTATGCCCGCTACATCTCGCCGACCGAGATCGACATCCTGATGGATTGCGGCCGGTCGATCGCCGGTGTCGCGACGGTGCAGGTGTTCGACCATGGGGTGATGACGGCGCCGACCAATTTCACCATCACATAGAATAAGGAGTGAGGAGATGGCAGTGCAGACGCTGCCGCGGACCAGTTCGGCGATCTCTAGGGCCGTCTATGACGATGCGGCGCGGATGCTGTTCGTCACCTTCGTCAAGGACGGCCTGACCTATGTCTATAAAAACGTGCCGCAGTCGGAATACGACGGCCTCGCCAGTGCCGGCTCGGTCGGCCAGTATTTCAATGCCCACATCCGCGACAGCTACGCGACATGAGCAATCCGCGCGACATCGTGCCGAAATTCGGCCTGCCCTACGACTACGAAACCGGGCTGTTGTTGACAGATCACCAGATTGCGCGCATCGAGAGAATAAAGGAAGTGCACCGCATGGTGCTGGCGGTGCTGCACGATTGCGAAGGCTCGGCGCCCGGCAACCCGACCTTCAACAGCGAGCGGATGCGCCAGGCATCGACGCAACTCGAACTGGCGATGATGCTGGCCAAAAAGGGAGCACTGGAAAACCCGTGACGGTCTGGGTCATTCGTGACGGCAAGCTGGTCGATAAGGCAAGCCTTTATCGTCATGAGCCGGTGAGCGGATTTCCGACGCCGCGCATTTCCAGAATCGAGCCGTTCATCTCGCCGATCGATGACAAGGAGATCAGCAGTTGGGGCGCCCGTGACCGGCACATGAAGGAGCACGACTGTTTCGACCCGCGCGACCTCGGCAAGGACCACCAATGGCGGCGCGGCCGCGAGGTACAATTGAAGGAGGCCCAGGAGGCCAAGGACGATGGCAGCTTCGAATGGCGTTGATGGCATCGGCAATGGCGCCGACACATCGGCCCCGGCGCCCGACGACAAGCCACAATCGTTAAGAGACGTCGCCGAACAGGCGTGGGACGACCTCGAGGCCGAGGCCGACGAGGAAGAGTCGCAATCATCACCGCAGCCACGCGACGACGGTCGCGACGAGCGCGGCCGCTGGGTGGCCAAACACCCAGAAACCATTCCGGGCGAGCAGACAGCAGTCCCAGCCCCGGCAGTACCACCGGCGTCTCCGCAACAACGGCCTGACCCAGCCTCGAGCAGTCAGCCGCCACAGCACTGGAGCCAGCAGGACCGCGACACCTTCGCCAGGTTGCCGAAGGAGGGCCAGGACTTCCTTCTTCGTCGCCATACCGAAATGGAGCGGGACTACACGGCCAAGACGCAGGCCGCAGCGACAGCAGTTGAGTTTACCCAGGCCCTGACGCCGGTCTTCACCAATCCCGACCTGCAACGATCCCTGGTTGACCCGAATGGCCAGCCGGTCCACCCAGCCGAAGCGATCCGGCAGTGGGCCCAGGTGCACATGCGCGCCAGCCACCCCGATCCGCGAGTTCGAGCCGGATTGCTGCGAGACCTGGCCCAGGGCATGCAACTCAACCCAGCGGCAGTGTTCGGCCAGTCACAGCAGGGTTCACCGGTCCCCGGCATGACGCCGGAAGACCTCAAGGATCCCGCACTCCGTCAATTTGCCGACTACGTCGCCGACACCCACTCGGGGGTCGCGGCCCTTCGCAACGAACTGGACATGATCAAGCGGCAATCGGTCGAGCAGCAGAGATCTGCCGCCACTGCCGCCGCCAAGCAGGGAATTGATGCGTTTGCCGATGCTGTCGATCAGCAGGGCCGCAAGGTCTATCCGTATTTCGACGCCGTGCTGCCGGAATTGATGGATCTCTATCGCGCCAATCCTGCCCGCGACCTGCGTGAAGCCTATGATACTGCCTGTCGGATGTCGGCGACCGTCTGGGGGCAGATCCAGCAGGCTCAGTCGTCACAATCGCGACGACAGCAGGACAATGCCCGTGCCGCCGCCGCCGCCCGTGGGAACATCCGCGGACGAACGGCGCCGGTGTCGAAGGGCGATCAATCCGGTTCGCCGCAAGGACTGCGCGCCGCCCTGGAGGCAGCCGCCGACGAGGTCGGTTTCGAGGGCTGATAGCCCCGGGAGCCGAACATGGCGTCGCCAAACAACATCACCAACCTGATCGCCACGACGATCAACAACTACGTCAAGACGTTTCAAGATAACGTCAGCAATTCCAACGCCCTGACCGCCATGCTGAGGATGGGCGATAGAATAAGGACAGTAGACGGCGGCAAGACCGTCAGTTGCACCCTGCAATACGCGGCGGAAACCTTCGCCTGGTACCAGGGCACCGACCTGTTGTCGCGGGCATTGGCGGAGACGATCTCCGAGGCCGACTTCGACCCGGCCAATGCGGTGGCGAGCGTCACCATCTCCGGGCCGGACCTTGCCAAGAATGCCGGCAAGGAGCGGATCCTCAATCTGCTCGAAGGCAAGATGGACAACGCCCAGAACACGATGAACAACAACATCACCAAGGCGATCTATGGTGATGGAACGCTGGCGAAATCCTTCGCCGGCCTCAAGGCCTTCGTCACCGACAACGGCACCGGCGTCGTCGGCGGCATCGACGCCAGCACCTGGCCGTTCTGGGCCAACCAGTTCCAGCCGCTGACGCTCGGCACCGGCCTGACCTATGCGGTCTTGAAGGCCGGGATGAACTCGCTGTGGATGAAACTGATCCGCGGCACCGAGCACCCCGACCTGGTGGTGATGGATAGCATGCTGTATTCGACCTACGAGGGCGGACTGCAGGAAAATCAGCGGTTCGGCGATGCCAAGCTGGGCGGCCTCGGATTCGAAACCTTGAAGTACAAGCAGGCGTCGGCAGTGTTCGACGGGACGCCGACCGGGCTTGCCGGCGGCTATATGCTGAATACCAAATATTTGAAACTGGAGGCTTACACCGGCCGCAATTTCCAGCCGCTGGACGTGCCGGATCAGACCCCCGACATGGATGCCGTCACCCACCACATTGCCTTCATGGGCGGCCTGACGCTTGCCAACCGGGCGATGCAGGGTCGGTTGCAAGTCCCGGCTTGATTGATCGCGTTTCGTTTCGCCGAACCTGGCGCGATCATGGAGGAGGCCGGTCGATCCGACATCTGTTGGCTGGCCTCCTTCGCCCCTCAAACGGCGTAGAGGAGAAAAAGCATGTCTTCGGAAACCCCGCTGCTGGTGACCTTCTGGCGTGGCTCGCAGCCCACCGGCGTCAATTCCAAGGACGGCCTGCCGGTGTTCAAGTCGTGCGTGATGATCACCGTCGCCCGGCCGCCGTGGCTGAAGCTTGATCGCGTCGCCACCGAGGAAGAGATGGAGCTTTATGGCGACGCCTACAAGGCGTTCCTGAAGACCGACCACGCCCGGTCGCCGAATCTCGAGGGCTATCCGCTGGCCAACTGGCCGGTGATCACCGCCGCCCGCCTCGACATGTTCGCCGCCCGTGACATCTTCACCGTCGAGCAATTGGCGAAGATCAGCGGCCGCCGCGACCTGCCGCCCGACATGCTGGAGATCGCCGGGCGCGCCAAGGCCTTCGTCGAGATGCAGAATTCCACCGGCAAGTACGAGACGCTGGTCAGGGAAAAGGACCAGGTGATCGAGGCGCTCAGCGAAGAAAACACCCACCTGAAGCGCGAGCTGACCAAGGCGACCCAGACGCTCAACCTGCTGCGCGAGAAGGTGGCGTAAATGGCCCGGCTCGGCACCGCCCGCGACATCGTCTCCGACTGTTCGATGGAACTCGGCATGTCGCAGCAGCCGATCTCGACGGTCACCGGCACCCTCGACCAGGACATTTCGCAGATGATGGCGCTGCTGTCGGCGGTCGCCGACGAGGTGATGCTCGAGGAGCCCTACCGGTCGTGGCTCGGCGACGAGGTGTGGGTCAACGACGTCGACGGCAATCCCAAGCCGCGCCCCGACACCGACACCGACGTCATATTGTTCGACCGGCGGCTGGCGATCGACGGGCTGAAATACGTCTTCCTGCAGGCCAAGGGCCTCGAGTTCGGCGAGCAGCTGCGGTCGTTCATCAACCGGATGAACCGGCTGGCGACCCGGGCGGCGATCACCGTCGTCGACCTCGACTGCGACGAGGGGAGGGTGATCTAGATGCGGATGATGCCGACCCGCACCCTCAGTCCCAAGCCGTTGCTGGTCAAGGGCCGCATCGCCTCTGAGACCGCCACCTTCACCGCGCCGCTGAAGGGCCTCAACCTGTCGACCGAGCAGACGACCGGCGACCCGCAGACGGCGCCGATCCTCAGCAATTTTGTTGTCAATGAGAGTTCGGTCGACTGCCGCCCCGGCTTCCGGTCGTTCTACAGCCACCCCGACTTGAAGCCGGTGGTGACCATGGCGCCGTTTGCCGGCGCCAGCCCGCAGCTGCTGCTCGCCACCAACGGCAAGCTTTGCACCACCGGCGCGACGCTCAATTCCGGCTATCTCGCCGACGACTGGTCGTGGACGTCGTTCGCCAATCTCGGCCAGGTCGACTACCTGGTGCTCGCCAACGGCCACGACGGCGTCTGGTCGTGGGACGGCGGGGCGCTGCCGACCGTCGCCCCCGGCATCGTCACCGTCAGCAAGCTGACGAAGACCAACCCGGCGACCTGCACCGTCGCCAGCACCGACATTTCCAAGTTTCACAATGGCGACTACGTGACGATTACCGGCGGCAGCGGCACCGGCATGGTCAATGCCAACGGCCCGCACCTGATCACCTCGGTCAACGTGCCGCCGAATACCTTCACCTTGGCCGGCGTCGACTGCTCGACCGGCACCGCCGACCAGACCACCGGCGTCACCGCCCAGCCGGCGATGTCCGGCGACCTGGTGAAGGAGATGATCATCGGCGCCACCGGCGACGGCTGGTTCAATGCCAACCTGATCAACATCGTCCTTGCCCACCAGAACCGCATCTTCATGGCCGACACCGTCAACCTCGTCGCCTATTACCTGCCGCTGCAGCAGAAGAACGGCGTGGTGAAGAAGATCCCGCTGAACGCCGTCTTCAAGCGCGGCGGCACCGTCCGGGCGATGTATTCCTGGTCGATCGACGGCGGCGCCGGCCAGAACAACCAGCTGGTGATCTATACCGACCAGAACGAGGCGGCGATCTACCAGGGCACCGACCCCGACACCGACTTCTCGCTGGTCGGCGTCTACCGCTTCGATTCGCCGATGTCGAAGCACGCGCTCAGGCAATACGGCGGCGAACTCTACGTGCTGATCTCCACCGGCGTCGTGCCGATGTCGACCTTGATGCGCGCCGAGGCCGAGCAGCTGGGGATTGCCGACCGCTCGGTGCTCACCGAGTTCCAGCAGGTGTCGTCGCGCAACCCGGCCGGCGTCGGCGGCTGGCATCTCGGCATGGACTATTCCACCGGGCGGATGATCGCCAATATGCCGCTCGGCGCCGCCAACACCTACCGGCAGCTGGTCCGCAAGATGCCGGCGTCGATCTGGACGCGCTTCGACAACCTGCCGGCCCGCACCTGGGCGTGGCTCGGCAACACCCTCTATTTCGGCGACGACCTCGGCAACGTCTGGATCCTCGACCCGCTGCAATTGTCCGACAACGGCAACCCGATCCACTGCGACCTGCAGTTCGCCTGGTCGACCTTCCGCTCGGCGGCCTTCAAGGACATCAAGATGGTGCGGCTCTACTACACCACCGACGGCAACCCGCAGCCGTTCGTCGACGTCAAGACCGACTTCGACCCGTCGCCGGCGCAGAACCGCCCCGACGTGTCGCAAAGCCTGTTCGGCGCCGTCTGGGATGTCGCCGACTGGGACATCTCCGACTGGGCGGCCGGCGAACTCACCTATGGCGGCTGGAACGGCTGTGCCGCCAAGGGCAACGTCGTCGCCGTCCGCGTCACCTGCGACGTACTCGGCTGCTCGTTCAAGGTCAAGGGCGCCGACGTCCTCTGGGAACAAGGCAGTGTCATGGGATGAAAAGAATCGTATCGCGACGGCCGGATCTCGACTTCGTCACCTTCATCAGTGAGGTGAGTGGCGTCGACTATTTTTCGCAGCCGCTCGGTGACCCGAACCTGTGGTTCGTCCTGTCGATCAAGGACGCCGGCGGGCGGGTGATGGCCGGCTTTGCCGTCGAATACCTGCACGACTTCGACGCGCTGTTTGCCGGCTTCGTCGTCGACCGCCGCGCCTTCACCCGGCGGATCCTGATGGTGCTGTTCGCCTCGCTGTTTGCGCGCGTCGCCCGGCTGACCGCCAAGATCGATCCGGAGCACCACGCCTCGAAGGACATCGTCCGGCGGATGGGCTTCGTCTACGAGGGGTTCCTGCGCCGCGGCCTCGACGGCGACCGCGACGCCGAGCTCTACGGCATGCTCGTCGAGGACTGCCGTTACCTGCCGGGCTTCCGGGCCCGCCCGACCTTGACGGCGCCGGCGACCGCCACCATGCACTAGGGAGAGGACGATGAGTTTCCTGTTCAAGACGCCGAAGGCTCCCGATCCCTACCAGACGGCGGCGGCACAGCAGAACGCCAACGTCGGCGCGGCGACCGCCAGCGCGGTGATCAACAACGCCAACGAAAACAACCCCTACGGCTCGGTGAACTACAGCCAGACCGGCACCCAGCAGGTGCCGGACGCCACCGGCAAGATGATGAACGTGCCGCAGTTCACCCGCAACGTCACCTTGTCGCCGGCGCAGCAGAACCTCCTCAACCTCGACACCCAGACGCAGACCAATCTCGGCGAACTCGGCGTGTCGGAATCGTCGAAGCTGCAGGGGCTGCTCGGCACCAATCTCAACACCGAGGGGCTGCAGGACTGGTCGAAGCCGAACGCCCCGACCGCCTACAATCCCGACATGTTTTCCGCCGAGCGCGACAAGACCAGCCAGGCGCTGCTCGACCGCTACCACGCCCAGGCCGACCCGCAGCGGGCCTCGGCCGAGGCGACGCTGGCGGCGCGCGGCATGGCGCCGGGAAGCCAGCAGTGGGGCGACGTGCAGGGCACCGAGAACCGCGCCGACGTCGACGCCGCCAACCAGGCGTTCCTTGCCGGCGGCCAGGAGCAGTCGCGCATGTACGGCCTGCAGCAGGCCTCCGACCAGGCGCAGCAGGACTATTCGGCATTCCTCAACAATCTCAGGGGCGGCCAGTTGCAGGAACGCCAGACGCTGCGCAACGCGCCGATCAACGAGATTTCCGCCTTGCTGTCCGGCAGCCAGGTGACGGTGCCGCAGTTCCAGCAGTTCAGCCGCCAGGGCGTCGATTCGGCGCCGGTCGGCCAGTACATCAACCAGAACTACCAGAACCAGGTGGCGCAGTCGTCAGCGAAGACCGCCGGACTGTTCGGCCTCGCCGGCAACATCCTCGCGGCGCCGATGACCGGCGGCACGTCGCTGGCCGGGACGCTGGTGAGCAAGCTTTGAGGAGTGAGAGATGCCACAGAACAACAACCAGGATCAACGCAGCTTCCTCGCCCGGCTGATCGCCGGCGGCGCGGCCGGACCGCGCGGCGACCCGTTCGCCAACGAGAAATCGATGTTTGCCCAACCAGCCGCCGCCAACGTGCCGGTGCCGATCCCGCGCCCCGATAGCATGGCCGCCAATGCCACCTCGCCGAGCTCACTGATCCAGACGCCAGCCGCCGCCGCCGCAGCCGCACCGGCTCCGATCGCCGCCAACGCCACCTCGCCGTCGTCGCTGCTGCAGACGCCACCTGGGCCTGGGCCCGGGCCGATCCCGCTGGAGGCGCTCAGCAATCCCAATGACTTCAATGCCACCATGCCGCGCCGGCCGTTTTCGCCGTCGCCGGTGATGGCCGGGCTGCTCGGACGGCAGTCGCCGAAAAAAGCCGCCGCAGCCGCCCAGGCCGCCGCAGCCGCACCGGCAGCGCCTGCGCCGTTCTCAGTGCTTCATCCGTCGACTTGGTTAGGAGGTAGCTGATGCCCGGCCTATTGCAGGCAAATCCGAACCAGCAGGGACAGGCGCTGCCGATGCTGCCGTCGTCCGGCCAGCCGCTCAGCAACCTGCAGCAGATGGTCCAGGCGCGCGCTCCGCCGCTGAATGCCCAGGCGGCGATGATCCAGGCGCTGAAGCAGCGCGCCACCCAGGGTGGCATGCAGATGCAGAGCGCCAATCCGTATCTGAAGAAGATGTGGGGAGGATGATCGATGGCGACGCTGCTCGGTGCATTGCTGAGGAACGAGAGTGGCGGGCGCAATGTCGCCAACACCACGCAAGGGACGTCGTCGGGCCAGGCGCAGGGCTATTTCCAGATCACCACCGGCACCTGGAACGAGTTCGGCGGCGACAAATATGCGCCGAACCCGATGCAGGCAAGCTACGCGCAGCAGGCCGACATCGCCTCGAAGATCCCGCTGAGGCGCTGGGACAAGAGCACGCTCAGCGCCATGCAGGGCACCGGCAAGCCGATCGATCCCAACAAGACCCTCGGCGAAAACCTCAGCGCCCAGGGCGAAGGCTTCGGCACGGATCCGAGCGGCGGTGCCGCCCAGCCGGCGCATGCCGCCAGTGTCGCCAGCCCGCAGGCCGCCACCGATGCTGCCGGGCCAAGCCAGCAACCGACCACCCCATCCCAGACAACTCTTCCCGCTCCAGGACAACCGGGCGGGGCGATGGGACCGGCCAATCCGCCGGGATGGACCGGACCGCAGCCAACCGCCCCGGCACCGCAGCGCGTCGACCTCGCCAAGGAGATGACCAACGCCTTTTCGAAGTTTGGCAGCGACATCGCCGGCGGCGGGGCGCAGCCGCAACTGTCGACGGCGGCGATGGCGATGCCGAAGGCGGCGATTACCACTAGCCCGGAGATCGCCTCGGTCGATCCGCAACAGCAACAGATTCAACAGCAGCGCATGGCGCTGGCACTGCAGCGGCTGAACGCCGGAAGGTTGGTGTAACATGGCCATGATCCCCGCCCCGGCAACCTCGTCGCCAGCCGCCACCCCGCCGGCGCCGTTCGGCGGCTTCGGTCCGCGGATGGTGTCGTTCAGTTCCCCCGATGCCGCCAACCCGACAGGCGGCCAGACGCTCGACGCGCTGATGGCGCGGCAGAAGGCGCTGCAGGCGAGCCAGGCGCAGCCGGACCCGACATCGCTCGCCTCGCCATGGCTCGGCCTGTCGAACCTGGTCGGCAAGGTCAACACCGCGGTCGGCCTCGACCAGGCAAAGACCCAGGAGGCGCTCGGCCGCCAGCAATTGGCCCAGGCGATGAACCAACGCGATCCGACGACCGGCGAGCTCACCCCCGACGCCCAGGCGACGGTGATGCGGCTGGCGCCGACCGTCGGCGAGGATCTCTACAAGACGAGCCTGGAACGGCGGGCGCAGCTGGAGCAGATCAAGGCGCAGCAGGAAACCTGGGCACCGGATCCGAACCACCCCGGCCAGCTGATCAGCAGCCAGGGCAACGTCAAGAATGTCACCGGCGTGCCGCATCCGACCACCGACGCCGAGCGCCAGGCCTTCCATCTCAGGCCTGAAGATCCCTTTTACACCGACGAGAACGGCATCCCGCAGCCGATCGGCCCGAAGGGCGAGGTGGAATATCGCGAGTCGGAACTGCAATCTGCCAAGCTCGATGTCCAGAACAACGAGGCGGCGCAGAAACACCTCAACGAGGCGCTCGACTACCTTAACACCGGCATCAACACCGGCATGCTGACCGGCGGCAAGAAACTGCTCAGCAACGTGCCGGGCATCGGCGGCCTCGTCGACAAGGATACGGTCGACCGCACCACCCAGTACAACGACATCTTCAACGACCCGGCGATGCAGTCGGCAATGCGGGCTGGCATGGTCGGCATCCCGGCCGACGATATTGCCACCTTCATGCGGACGATGACCAGCCCGGCGAACAGCATCGACGACAAGCGGAAGGCGGTCAACGACATGCGCGACCGGATGACGATGATCCACGACCGGCAGGTCAGTCACCTGCAATACGCTATAACCGGACATCCCGATACGTCGCCGCTGCCGCAACAGACGCAGAAGCCGCCGACCCTGACCCCCGCCCAACAACAGCAGGCGGTTGCCGATGCGCGGACGGCAATCGGATTGCATCCTGAGAAGCGGGCTGAGTTCCTCAAGCGACTGCGCGACAATGGCATCACCGTGCCGGGAGATCTCTGAGATGGCCGGCCTGTTCGATGACGTCCTTGCTCCCAGCGCTGGCCAGCCGGCAACCGCCGCGGCGCCGTCGTCCGGCAATGTTGGTCTATTCGACGACGTCATCACCCAGGGAGATCGGGACACTGTCGACCGCCGCAACAAGCTGAAGCAGATCGCTTACCAGTCGATGACCGGCGACCTCGGCAGCAAGGATGCCAACGACCTGATGTCGCTCGGCGATATCGGCATCGACAAGTACAGCTGGGGTGCGGCCAGGCCGCTGACCGCCGCCATCAATGCCTTCTCGGGCCAGGGCTTCCCGGCCGACTCGACCTTTGGCGAGCGCTACGGGGCCAGCGAGTCGGCCTATGACCGGAAGATCGCCGAGGATCGCGCCAGGACCGGCGGCGTCGGCAAGATGGTCGGCGGGGTCGGGACGGTGGCATCGTTGTTTGGTCCGGCAGAGATCGGCGCGTTGACCAAGGCCGGCGACGTGATCAAGGGGGCGACGGAGGCGAGCGGCCCGGTGCGCCGGTGGCTGGGTGCGCACAGCTTCAAGCCGGCGCTCGATATCGGCACCGGCAGTGCGGTGCAGGGGGCCTCGGAGAGCAGCGGCGGCGCCTGGGACCGTACCAAGGCGGCGTTGACCAAGGGCGTTGAAAATGCTGTGGTCGCCGGCATCGCCAGTCCGGTGATCAGTGTCCCGGCGCAAGGTGCCGCCAGAGTCCTCGCCCGGCCGGCGAGTGCCGCCTTCAACGCGATCGATCGGCCGCTGAACGCTGCCTATGATTATCTGACCGGTGGGGCCAAGGCGGCGGAAGCAGCAGCACCGGCAGCGACGGCAGCGACAGAGACGGCACCATCGGCAGCGGCACCGTCTGGAACGCCGGAATCATTGCCAGGCTGGGTGAAGGCATACGCACCGCCTGCCACGCCGGCTGCCGCTGCCGCCCCCGTTGCCGCAGATGTCGGTGCGCCGGCGGCCACGACGAATGGACCTGGAGCCTTCCGCAATGCCCTCGGCTTCATCGATAGAAACATCCTGCACCCGGGCGCAGTCTTTGGCGCCGGGTCGGCAGTCACGACCGGTGCCGGCCTCTATGGCGCCGATCCGGTAACGGCCAGCATCCTCGGCGGCGCGACCACCGCAGGACTGGGCGGGCTGAAGGCGGCACTGAGGGTTGCATCCCAGCAGGGGGCGGAAGACATACCGGCAGCATTGTCGGTGCCGACGCGCGAGAACCTGGCACGGCTGCGTGCGCTCGGGGTGATCCGCGATGCCAGCAATCTCGGGACGGCTGCTGTCTTCGCCAATGCTCCAGGCGGCGGCGGTGGCGGGGGAGGTTATTGATGCTTGCGCTTCTCCTCGAGGTAGCGGTCGAACCAGCGGTCGAGGCGCTCACCGAAGTGTTTGCCAATGAAATACCAGCAGGCGGAAACAATGACGACTGAGAGAGGAATGCACATGCGGATCTCCGTGGATGGGTATGACCCTCATATACGGTAGACCGTTCATATATTCAAGGGATGAAGCATGCCGACGCGTGACGATCTGGCAGTCTATAATCCGGCCCGTGCCTCGACCGACACGTCGCTGCCGACCGGCTATGCGCCATGGTCGCAGGTCACCAGCTACACGCCGTCGACTGGCGAGAACATCGGCAACTGGCTGCACAACCTGACCGGCTCGCGCTCGATCGCCGACAAGGCCGAGATGGGCTGGGGGATGACGCCGATGGCGGCGGCCGAGGATGCCGGCTATCTCGGTGGATCCGGTGCCAAGACCCAGGCGGCGATCTCTGCCATCGGTGCAATCCCCGAGGCTGGCAAGGCCTTAGCGGTCGGTGGTCATGGCCTGGCGATGTTCCTCGGCCCGAGGTCACAATTGTTCGACCGCAAGATGGCCGATCTCGCCCAGGAGATGGCGTCCAAGGGCGCAACCCGTGACGAAATCTGGAAGGCGACCGGCAGCGACAAGATCGCCGGCACGATGCTGGGACCACGCGGCGAGCCGATGCAGGAAATCAGCGACGTCGGCGCCCGATTCAACGATCCATCGGCCTACAGTGACAAGGCCCCCGATTTTACCGCCGGCGATGTCTTCCACCATCCGGCCGGTTACGAGGCCTATCCAGAACTGGCAAACACGGAATTTAACTGGCGCAACTCTGCCAACGTCCACGGCTCCTACACCAGGGGCGATCCGCCTTCCGGCTACCCGCCGACCGCCGAGGTCAGCCTGTACGCTCCTGACAAACCTGGCACAATGCTGCACGAGAATTTCACCCACGGCGTCCAGGACATCGAGAACTGGCCGAAGGGCGGCAACACCAATTTCCTCAACCCCGGTACCCCGGCGTGGGACATCTATCAGGAGCGGCTGAAGGCGATCAACACGCCGATGTCGCCCCAGACGTTCGAGTCATCCGGCCTATCGGACCCGCAGTTCACCTACGACGACTACCTGAAGCAGCACAACGACGCGCTGAAGAACCCGACGCATTCCCGCATGCTCGATCGCGTGGCGCAGGAGGAGGCGGTCAACGAGGCCTACCAGCGCAGCGCAGGCGAGGCGCAGGCCCGCAACGTGCAGGCCCGCAAGGACATGACGCTCGACCAACTGAAGGCGACACCGCCGTGGGAGACGCAGGACATCCCCACCGACCGGCAGATCGCGACCTATCCGAGAGATGCTGGCCCGCAATTTTCGCGCACCGACCTCGCCGGCCAGATGCTGCGGGATTACCCCGGCGATCCGGCGGCGGTGACGCCGAAGGGCAAGAACCCTGAATGGTTCCACGGTGTCAGCGGTGGCCCGAAACTGCCGACACCGTTCAGCGAACTGACCTCGACCACGGTTCCGACTGAAGGCTCGGCGATGCTGGCTGACAAGCCGATGTCGCCGGAAGATTTTCAAAGGAACAGTTGGCTGCTGCCGCTCTATGGCGACAAGTCAATTGCCGGCCAGACGCTCGTCGACGTCAACGGACAACCGCTGGCGACACCGCAGAATCTTGGTGGTGGTGGCCGGTTCATGCAGGCAAACCCCGGCGCGTTGTGGGCATCTGATCAAAGCAAGGGCACGAAGATCACCGGCAAAGTGCAGGCGTTGGAGCAGGAGAGCGGTCTGCCGGTCAATGCGACCCATGTGATAATGGGACCGACCAGTGGCGATTTCGCTCACATGACGGCCCGCCCACTGCTTCAGTTGACCGACCAGAAGGCGATTAGCAGTGACCAGGCAAGAGCCTTCGACGATCGCATGGTCGCTGAGGGTGTGAATAACTGGCCAGGCATCAGGAACGTTGGCGAGGACTGGCTTAACGCGCCAGGCACCCATCGGGCGGCATTGGCCAAGACGATGCAGTTGGCGCCGTTCGCCAATGACCCGGCATTTGGCAATGTTGCCGCGGTTCGCAAGGCGATCACCGAACCGGAACTGATGCACGCGCCGATGCTGACCAGCGGCATGACGGTCGGGCAGTTTGCCCCCGGCGGCGCGGTTGTGCCGGGTGCCGGTACGCATGAGACCTATAATACCGACTGGCTTGGCCAGCATATCGGCAACATGGGACAGGTGCCGTTCAGCAAGATGTTCCCGGATGTGCTGTCAGGATATCTGGCGAAGAATCCGGCGCTGGCAGGTAATCTGCCGACGATAGGCTACTCGGTCGAGCGGCAGATACCGGCGCAAAAGCTTACCCAGCAGTGGCTGGACAACATCATGCCGTGGTGGGAGAGGAGAAACTCTCAGTGAGCACTGGCCTGTACCGCCTGTCGATTTCGTCAAAGATGCGCTGGGCGTCTTCCTCGCTCCAGTCGTGGCTGTCGGGCTGTCGCTCGATGCCAAGCTCGGCGGCGATTTCGTCCTGGCAGAATGAGAAAAATTCGACAAGTTGCTGCTCGACGATCTCTTCCTCGTCCGGGGTCAATTTATATTCGGTCATGCCCCGAGATTTAAACCTGCGGATTAACGTTTGCAAGGAGGGTCCGTAAATGGCTTATAATGGCTCGGGCACCTATATCCGCGTCACCAATTGGCAGGCCGATGCCACCGCCAAGGTGAAGATCAAGTCTGACCGGCACGACACCCAGGACGACGATTTCGCCAGCGCGCTGTCGAACGTGCTGTGCAAGGACGGCCAGAGCCAGCCGACGTCCAACATCCCGATGAACGGCCACATCCTCACCGGCATGGGCACGCCGGTGGTGGCGACCGATTCGGCGACCAAGGGCTATGTCGACGGCGTTAAATCGTTCTCGACCGGTCTGGCAATCAGTGGCGCTGATGCAAACGGCACCCTCAGTTTCTCCTCGACGACCGGCGTCAACGGCCTGAGCTTCACCGGTGCCGATCTCGGCTGGTTTGCCCGGCTGTCGACCGCCGCCGGCCCGGGAACGCCGCCGATGCCGGCAGCCACCCCCAATCGCCTCGTTCTCAACGACAAGCCGGACGCCAGCGGCACCGACGTGCTGACGATCGACGAAGCGGGGCGGATCTTCGGCAACGCCAACCTGCAACTCGGCGGCAATATCTTTTATGACGGCACGGCGTGGCGGGTGAAGGTGGCCGGCTATCCGGCGCTGGTCAGCCAGATCGGCTCGGATGGCTCCGTCCATTGGTACTCAACGGCGGCCTCGACGGCGGCGGGCGCGGTCGCCACCCTGGTGCAGACGCTGCTGCTCGACCATGCCGGCAACCTGACGGCGACGGCCAGGGTCACCGGCAATGACGTGCTGTCGAAGGGCATCGTCTACGCCAACAACGGCAGCACCTACCTCAACACCGATGGCAACATCAACGGCTCTGTCTATGGCGGCTATCTGACCAACTGGGTCAACAGCCAGGCGCTCGCCTATGCCAACCAGCAGGTATCGAAGATCCGCATACGCCGCGCCTCGGAGGGCTCTATCGGCGCGTCCGGTTCCGGTGCCGGGACGACAAAGGTTCCCGTCGGCGCAATGGTCACCGGCATGACCACCAGCAGTTTCTCGCCGGTGGCGCTGTTCTACATGTACCTACAATCCTTCGACCCGGTAAACGGCTGGGTTGGAGCGTCACCGGATGGGTGAGTCATGCAGATTACCAATTTTGGCCATTTCCAGACCATCATCCGCTCGCCACGCAAGCCGATATGCTTTGAAAACGAACTCGGACAGGACTGGTACGACATGCGCAAAAGCCTGACGACATGGGATTATCATGGCGAGTTCGTCAACGCCGTCTATGGCGCCTGGGCGCTGGTCGACGAGAACGGCGTGGTGACCAACGTCGAACAGGATCCGTCGCGGCTGATGCCCGGCGACCGCACCGTGCTCGGCATCGACGCCGACCCCGAGGATATCGAGCCGGGGATGGTCTGGGATGGCAAGCAGTTGCTGGCGAGGGAGACCGTCCAATGACCACCGTGCAGCGCAGCATTTTCGTCAATGTCATCGAACCCCAGGTGCTGTCGATGAACGTCCCGGCCAACATGCCGCTGACCGTCAACCTCACCTATTACGACCAGGCCGGTTCGCTGGTGACCAGCGACTTGCTGGCGCAGCTGCAACTGACCGGCCGCACCTGCAACAGCGCTGCCGATGTCTATCCGGTGCCGGCGACCGACATCGTCAACGGCAAGGCGCGGGCGGCGATCGGATCCGGTGAGCTCACCGACATGAACGGCTATCGCCTGCGGCTGGTCGGCACCTTCAAGGGCGACACGACGCTGCTGGCGCTCGGGGTGCTGCGGCTGACCGAATCGGCCGGCATCGACATGACGCCGATCGACGTCATCGACTCGATCCCGCTCAGCCTCACCTACGGCTACATCGCCAACATCGACATCCACCTGTGGCAGGACGCCGGCAAGGCGACGCCGTTCGACCTGACGACGGCGACGATCACCGCCTCGACCTATCTGATCGACCAGGTAACGCCGCTCACGCCGTTCGCCATCTCGACGGTCGGCCCCGGCGAGGTGATGCTGCAGCTGACCGACGTGCAGATCGCCACCCTGCCGGTCACCTGCTGGTGGTCGCTCAGGGCCTCGAACGCCGCCGGGATCACCACCCTGTGCCAAGGAACCGTCACCGTCATCGGGAAGCCAGGGCCATGACCGACGTCACCATCACCGCCGAGGACATCGTCGTCACCGTCGAGCAGCCGGTGGCACCACCCTCGGCGCCGCCGCCGAACATCGGCCTGGTGGAGATTTCCCAGGTCGTCCAGCGCGGCTCGATCTGGCTGACCGGTTCCGGCGCGCCGACCATTGCCGGCGGCCAGGTCGGCGACCTCTACCTCGACGTCACCACCGGCGACATCTACCGCTGGCAGAATGGCGCCTGGGTCTACCAGGGGACGTTTGCCCCCTCGACGCTGACCGGCGCCGAGATCCTCGCCGAGCTGATCACCGTCGACGGCGCCGGATCCGGCCTCGACGCCGACCTGCTCGATGGCCAGCAGGGCGTTTACTACGCCACCCAGAGCGATATGACGGCGGTGCAGGCGAAGAACACCGCGCAGGACACCTCGATCCAGGCCAATACCACCAACATCACCACCAACACCACCAACATCAACACCAACACCACCGCCATCGCCACCGAGACCACCAATCGCACCAATGCCGACACGACGCTGACCAACAATCTGGCAACCGAGACGACGAACAGGACGAACGCCGACACGGCATTGCAAAACAACATCAATCTGAAGGCCAACATCGCCTCGCCGGTTTTCACCGGCGATCCCCAGGCACCGACGCCTTCCGCCGCCGACAACGACACCTCGATCGCCACGACGGCCTTTGTCACCACCAAGGTGGGGAACTATGTGCTGAAGGCTGGGGACACAATGACCGGCAACTTGACATTGCCGAATGATCCGGCAGCGGCAATGCAGGCGGCGACCAAGCAATATGTCGATGCCAAGGGCGGTCTCGCCGATGCACCGAACGACGGCAAGACTTACGGCAGGCGCTCGGTGGCATGGACACCGGTCGTTCAGCTGACGGCGCGGCCACGCAACCGGGTGGTCAACGGCAACATGGCGATCTCGCAGGAACTTGGGCTAACCGGAACGGTGACCAACAACGCGTTCCCCGCCGATCAGTGGTCGATGCAGATAAATGGGCTATCGATGTCTTCCGCCATGACGTCGGGGACCGCGCCAGCAGCACCATCCGGCAGCCGCAACGTCATGGATACATGGTTCACGGTTGCCAAGGCATCATTGGCGGCAAGTGATTACGGGCTTATCAACCAGACCATCGAAGGCCAGACCATCTCCAATCTCGGCTGGGGAACGGCCAAGGCCATTCCGGCTGTCGCGGTCGTCAGCGCCTATGCCGATACACCGGGTAACTACACGCTGGCTGTCGGTAATCAAGCGGCCACCTATACCTTCACCAAACTTGTCGCCCTGACGACCGGCTTCCAGAGCTTCGTGGTGCCGATCCCGGCGCAGCCAAGCGGCGTGTGGCCCATCGACAATACCGCCTGCGTTCGCATCTGGCTGACTGCTGCGTGCGGCACAACTCTTACGTCACCCGCTGACAATGCGTGGGCAGCCGGAAATTATCTCGCCTCGCCGGGGCAGACGAACAATGCGGCGGTGATCAACAAGCATCTGGTGTTCACCGACGTCGGCCTTTACGCCGACCCCGACAATACCGGCCTGCCGCCGCCGTGGGAGGTGCCGGATTACGCGACGGAACTGGCGCGGTGCCAGAGGTACTGGCAGACGTTCGATAGCCAGTGGGCGATGTACGGCCCGGCAGCGCAGGCATTTCAGATTGCCAAGCCCTATCCCGTCACCATGCGTGCCACTCCGGCCAGCAGTGTCATAGCAACCGGTACGTTGACCAACGTGACTGGTGCCAATATTGGCGGCATTACTACCAAGGTGGCGATGATGCTTGGGTCAGCGGTCGCCACGGGTTCGACCGGTGTCTACAATTCCGTATACGCCCTGAATGCCCGAATGTGAGGACGCCCATGCCCGTAACCTCGGCCGAATGGCTCCCCGACGACCCGATGCGCGATTACCCGGCGCTCAAGGCGGTGATCGACGGGCAGGAATGGACGATCCCCGACGACATGAGCCTGGGGCTCCGCAAGCAGGTCGAGGAGTGGGTGGAGGCGGGCAACCGGATCGCCCCGGCAGTGGAGGTGAAGACGTGACTGACAAACCCGACAACGTTGACGTTGAGCGCCTCCTAAGAGGACGAGCGGATTTCTTCACAAGTTGCGGTGAGGCAAAATCGGCAAGCTTGATGAGGGAAGCAGCAAACGCCGTCGAAGCCTTGCGCGCCGAGAACGCGAGACTGCGGGAATTCGCCACAGTCATCTTGGCAGACCGTCTCAACGAACTGGAGGAGGATGAAGCATGTCGTATTTCAATGACCCGAAGCTGAACCTGTCGCAGGTTGGCATGAGCCGACCGGCGTCGGCGGCCGAGCTCCTTGAGAAGCAGGAGAAACAGATACAGGTCGACCATGCCGAGCGCACCTACATGTTCTCCAACATGATGCAGTCGGCCGAGGCCATCCGCCGTCAGGCGCTGGGACTTGACCAGCAGCGGGTGGCCGACCTGCTCGACGAGGCGGTGGAGATCCTCGTCGCTGAGTGGAACAAGGCACGCAAACGCTGATGACCCTGCTGTTCGGCGCACTGCTGGCGTCCGGCATCGAGGTGATCGTCGTGCATCAACTGGATGGCCGCGAGGCGATCATCAACACGGCGCAGATCACCCAGTTGATCGAGGAGCGCGCCAAAGGCAGCCCGCACAAGATGCTGAGCGACAGGGTGCATTGCGTCGTGGCGCTCTCCGATCGGCGCTGGGTGGGCACCGTCGAGACCTGCGAGCAGATCCATGCGATGCTGAAGGAGAAGACGCCATGAGCGACCGGCTGGTGACCGTCCACAGGACAGGCGACCGGTCGACCGTCAAGACGGTCATGGCAGTGTTGGCAGCCGAGACGGAAAAACTGCTGCGCCAGGCGGTGACGATGGTGGAAGCCCAGACGGCCGAAC